CCAGTCGTGCGATTTCAGCACTCGTTTCCAGCCAGAACGGCCTGCAATTGTCATACTATCGCATCCGTTCATTTTGGCAAATTCTATAGCAGATTCTTGGAAATCAACAATTTGATCCATGTCACCTGCCGCCAAGAAAACATGAAGAACTTTCTTGCGCGGGAAGACCGAAATTTCAGTCACCGCACATCCAGAGTCTCCAGCCCAAAGCTGCATATGGCCGGACAATACGCCGTCCACAATATCCATGTATTCGTGAGTTCCGCCAGAGTAAACAAGTGCAGATTCGATCCAATTTCGGCAGCGTTTAAGCTGTCCGAGAATATCCATCTTTTCTTGTGCCTGTCCCATCAGATGCTTTTCACCATTAGCGTCACGGAAGGAACCGCAGGACAGAAAGTTTCTGCTGCATAGGCTTCCAGCGATGTATCCAGATCATCCACGGCAAACATGGCCTCCAGATAATCTCCAGCAGCCACCTCAAAAATAGCGGCACGAGCGACAGTTTTGGATTCGTCATTGTCGTGCGTGGTAATCCGCATCGTTGACCCGGTAATGTCTGTGCCGTTGATTCGCGGCCAGAACCAGAATGTTTTTGCGTTAGCAGATTGCGAATTAAGCTGTGCCGTGAAGTGTATGTAATACTTCCCAGCATTCGTGAATACGATCCGGCTGGTCGGAGAGCCTACAGCAACTCCATTAGAATATGCTGTTGTTCCCCAAGTAATCGCTGTCGGCGTTTCAGTAGCTGCACAAGTCTGGTCGTTGAAATCCAGAAACGCACCGTAGCCGTAGCCTTGGTCTGGATCATTTGCGCCATATCCGAGCGGAACCCATTCGCCATTCAATGACACAACAGGATGCTCGATGGAGCGATCCCACATCAGAATGCCGTCGTCCGCAGCAGAATCGCCTGCCGTAAGGCTTCTTAGGCGTTCTCTAGAGCGCGTCAGAAACGAATTAAGGCGCTCGGCCCAGTCTTTCCAGTTCTGTCCGTGCGGAGGCGGAGGGAGGCCCTGAAGCATTACCTACGGCCACCCGGCGTAGCCTCAATCCGCATGACGCCAGTACGCCAGCAGGCGTTCTTTGCGCTTTCCACGCGCATACGGATCTGGCGACCTGTAAAGCGGACAGAGGTCGGATTTGCCATTGAATATGGGCCGTAGGTGCGCTCGGTGTCGTTCGGGTGGAATCGAGTCTTGAATGTCACTTCCACATCGCCCTGATTGCGTTCATCCGGAATCAGGTTGTTGACGCGCATTACCCCATCGCCATTGCCCAGTGAGATCGGGCCGGTTTCTGCAAACGGCGTGTAAGCCCCATGCCCCAACGCAGCGTTCAATTCGTGGTCGTACAGATTGCCAGACGCATCCGCCCAGATTGGGCCATCAAATACGCCTTGATCCACGCCAGCGGTGCGATCAATCTGACCCACTTCCCAATGCCCTTCAAGGTAGTCATACGCCACATAACGGTCATTTTCGGTGCTGTTTTGACTTGGATAAAACCACCAAATTTCGCCAAAGCTGCTGTTGTGAATAGCGTAAGTCTTGCTGATCTGGTTGCGATTAATGTCGCAGAACACATAGTCCGTTACATCGCAGTTGATTTCTTTTGCCACAGAGCCGTCGAACGCGAAGAACCCATGCGAACCCATCCAGAATGCGCCTTGGTCAATCGCAACAGCAGCCTTTCTGGCAATCACGCCACAGGCTGTACCAGCGCGCTCAAAGCCATATACAAACGGAGGGCCAGAGTAAGTCGCAATATGGGCATCGGTTGTGGTCAAAATCAAAGTACGGCCACGCATACGCAGACCGCACATGATTTGGCCAGAAGTCTGTAATTCAAAGTCGCCGGCTTCGTTGGTGGCAGATGGAGTCCAGCTTGTATTGTCTTCGCGGTCACACCATTGCACTTTGCGCGGATTTCCGCCTGCCGCCAAGGCAAATAGAAAACGCTCTTCCGTGACAACAAGTGATTTACAGCTTGTTGGAGCGCCGCTGATAGCTGCTGCTGGAGATGCGGTGTTTAGCTGCCATTCGTACAGCTTGCCGTCGTAGCTGGAACAAGCCACAAGGTATTCGCCCCAGTTGTCGAGCGCCCAAGTAGTGGCCTCTTGATACACGCCAGAATTTGGGCGTCTTACGCCGTAAAACCCTGTTCCGTAAAATCCGCCGCCGTATCCTGTGTTGACCGCTGCATCTAGCGATCCTGCTGTAAATCCAGAAGGCGTGATGTCGTAACTGGTTCCAGACGAATTAGTGTAGTACAGCTTTTCGTATGTGGCTGCCGCAAGATTCGATCCTGCGGTGTTGTCCTTCCATGCGTGCATTGCGCGAGGCGCATACGCATAAGCACCAGAAACGCGAGTTGACCAACCGCCGACCGGACGCATTGATCCATTGTGCCAACGGACAAGGCTTGCATCAGTCCAGCGGTTGGATGCCTCAAGGTCCGTTCCGTTGCGGTAGACGCCGGGGGGTATCTGTAATGGGATTAGAGGCATGTCGCGCTCCTGATTTTTTCGCAAGTATTACAGTAAATTCGCCATTACGAAATTTTCAGTCGCGCTAGGCATTATGCAACCACCTGAGTTCTAGCTTCTGCCCGCTTCGCCGTCACGTCCGCGGGGACTTCTACTCCGGTTTCAAGGTAGCGAATAACATACCAATCAGTGCTTTGAAGATACCGTTGAGCCTTTTTACTGATAGAAACCGGGGTGTCTACGAGAGATTTAGTGTCTTCATCCCAAACTTGACCTTCAACGTAGTAGGGGTCTGGCGTGGAGACTACTTCCTTAGCAACATATGGATAGTCTGGAGCAAATACAGGAAGTTCTGGGGCTTCCCAAGGACCGCTCCAAAAATCCAAAGTATCTTTTTCAAGTTCTACATACTTGACCATTACAGACTCCTGCTTATTACCAAGAAATAATTACGCGGCCTGCTGCACCGTAGCCACCTTGACCACCCTGCCAACCGCCGCCGCCGCCACCACCGCCGTAGAGGCCACCATTACTACCAGTAGCGTAGGGATTTGGATTACCTGCACCACCCGAACCTTGACCACCTTGACTATCACCGCCACGCTGGCCGTTGTTGTAATTCATACCAGCACCACCACCGGGGGAACCGCCAGAAGTGTTTACAGCCGGAAGTCCGCAGGTCCAGTAAGCTGCTTTACCGCCGCCACCGCCAGTAGCACTTAGGTGTGAACCAAAAGAAGTAGTGCCTCCGGTTGTCCCATGTGGGCCACCAGAAGGACCGGGGCCGCCACCATTACAGTCCCCCTTGCCCGGCAAACCACCACCGCCAATGGTGACAGTGACATTTGATCCAGTAAGACCAGTGACAGACTGGCTAGTATAGCCACCACCACCGCCGCCACCAGCGCCTTCAGCACCACCACCGCCACCGCCGCCGGCAACGAGAGTTACAGTGAATACTGTAGAAGTAGTAGTTCCTGATGGCGGAGTGAATGTTCCTGAACTGGTAAACGTCTGGGACCCGCTAGTCCACTTCATCGCACCGTGGAAGTTGGACATAGAAATCTGTCCAGAGGTAGGCACGCTCGTATTGTTGCTCGTAGTATAAGAGCCGTTACGATAATACTCGCTCATGTTGATAGGGTTTGACCCACCAAATTCTGTTTGAATTTGCGATAAAGAGATCTGCCCAGAACTAGGAAGTGCCATTGTTCAGCCTCCGTCTTATGCTGTGCGCTTCCACATGTACACAGTAATGTACGGTTGCAAGTTGGCGTTCGTGCCAGAGGAACCAGTTGAACTTACAGTTACAGTATGGCTATGGCTACCGGCACTGCTGGTAGTGGCATCCAAATTAGTTCCACCGCCGCCTTGCAGGTTATCAATATCAAGAATATTGCCATTAGAACCGCTAAAGTCGCTGTAATTTACTTCGTGCGTGTGCGCACCAGTGCTGTTGGTAGAAGCCGTGTGGGTATGGCTTACAACAACCGCGTCCTTAGACCCGCCAGTTTCACCGAGTGTGTCAAAGCTTGTGTCGCCAGAATCCAAGCCAACAAGTACGCGGCCTGCACCAAACGAAGTCCATGTGCCGAACCCAAGAAGCGTGGCCGGGTTAGTTGATACCGAAGCATTGATATAAATAGAACCTACTGGCCAAACTGCTGACAGATTAACCGCGTTCACTGCTGTGGTAACAAATGCCGTGGTAGCCAACTGAGTTGTGTTTGTGCCAGAAGAAGCGGTTGGTGCTGTTGGAGTTCCAGTAAACGTCGGACTAGCAAGAGGGGCTTTTAAGTTTAACTGCGTCTGGATATTGCTCGTAACGCCGTCGGTGTAGTTCAACTCAGCCGTGGTAGCAGTCACGCCATCAAGGATGTTCAGTTCTGCTGCGGTAGCAGTCACACCGTCCAAAATGTTGAGTTCTGCCGCCGTGGCGGTTACACCGTCAAGGATGTTTAACTCTGCGGTTGTAGCAGTAACGCCATCCAGAATGTTGAGTTCTGCGGTTGTCGCTGTTACGCCGTCCAGAATATTCAACTCTGCCGCAGTCGAGGTAACGCCATCGAGAATGTTTAGTTCTGCTGCGGTTGAAGTAACAGCAGTTCCGCCAACTTTCCAGCTTCCAGCGGTCAAATTTGGGGCAATCGCCGTCGTGCCATCAAGCAAATCGTCTACCAAGTCCCAGTTGGTATTTGATTTGGTTCCCCAAGTATCTTCAGACGCGCCAATTTCAGGCTTCGTCAGTCCGTAAGTGGTAGTAGTCGTGTCAGCCATGTTTAGTCCTTATGCCGCAATCTTTGTCCAAGTGAATGGCGTTACAGGTATCGCTTCCCATTTTTCCCTGCCGACGACTACCGTGACAGAAGTAATTGAAATCGCTGATGCCGATTTAAGCACATAACCAGCCGCAGCAGAATTAGTTGCAATTGCAGAAACTGTCGCAACGCCAGCAAGAGTTGCTGCGGCACTCGCTGATATTGCTACTGCCGGCAAAATTTCAGATGCGCCTTGATGTATCCGCTCTGAATTGCCAACAGTAGATGCTGCAGCAGAAATTGCGCCAGAAGATTCTCTGACGCGCTTGGCCGCCGAGGAAAGCGATGCCGCCGCAGACGCGGAGGCTGTTGCGCCTCTTGTTGCATAAGCTGTTGCTACTACCGCACTTGTGCAGGCCGAAGTTCCGCCTGTATTCCGTTCACGGATATACGAAATGGAAGCAGTTGCCGTGGCCGTCGATGTGCCACTGCTCTCGCGAACCCTAGAGCCATTTGCGGTGCTATTTACCGTCGTGGTGGATGCGCCATTTATCAGCGCAGATCCAAGCGGAACGCGGCGTGCCGATGCGCTTACAGTCGCAGTCGCTGATACAGCGTTTGCTGCTACCGAAAATGTTCTTGCACCAGATGCGGACCCATCGGATTGCGCGGATACGGCTGCAGAGCCTTCGTGTGTAGTCGGCGTTTTCCCTAAATCAGAAAAGGTCGATGCTGCATACGGCTGATGGCCTAACATCGTTTAGCCCGCCTGCGATTCCAGTTTTTCGACGCGATCTGTCAGTTCCTTGATCGCTTCGATTAGCAGGGCATGAAGTTGATCGTACTGAACAACCTTGTACTTATCGTCCTTGCTGCCAGTTTTAAGTTCAAGATGGGTCTCAGAAACCGCCTGCGGGAGTACATCCTCAAGTTCTTGGGCAATTACGCCAGCAGAGCGCTTGTCTTCGTAGGTGTATGTGAATTCAACCCCGCGCAGCTTATTTACCTTTTCAAGCGCGTTCTCAACAACGCTTACATCTTTTTTAAGTCTTGCGTCTGAAATTGAGGTTGAATACGCAATTACATTGCCGTCAGCGTGGAAGTCGCCGTTGTTGTACAAGCGAGCATCGGTATTGCCGTCCAGAACAAAGTTGATCTGAGTAGTCTCAACCCCGATGTAATCGTTGGTATCGCGACCGATGTAAAAAACCTCACCACGAAGATCAGATTCAACGCTGAAGGAAGTGCCGGTCAGATCAAGGCCAGCACCAGCAGAGTAGGTGGTGTTGGTGTCCGTCGGAGTTGCCCATGTGAATGTGCCATCTCCGTCAGAACGCAGATACTGGCTGGTCGTACCGTTTCCAGAGACATTTAGTTCAGCAGCGCCGACTGAATTGTCAGTAATTGTGGCCGCATTGACTGTTGAAAGCGTGGCAAGAGAACCAAGACCCAAGTTGGTACGCGCTGTAGCAGCACTGTCAAAAGTGTTGTTACAGGTACGGCTATTGCTCAAACGCGAATCGTTACCCTGACAAGCAGTTCCTGCTGTCGTGCCGTAATTTACGGAGAATGTTGTTGTGCTTAGTGTTAGGCCAGTTCCGGCGCTATAAGTCGTGTTTGTGTCGGTCGGTGTTGCCCAAGTAAATGTGCCGTCACCATCTGAGCGCAGGAATTGAGAAGTTGTGCCGTTGCCAGAAACATTCAGTTCTGCTGCGCCTACGCTGTTGTCCGTAATGGTTGCAGCATTGACGCTGGACAAAGTGGCAAGCGCGCCAAGACCAAGGCTTGTGCGAGCCGTTGCGCCGGATTCAGCAACCCATGTAGTGCCATTGCCAACGATAAAATTACCGTCAGTCTTAGCTAATGCGCCAATTGCAGTCAGATCCGCATCCAGCGGCTGCTTACCGTCCAACGCAGTCTGCAAACCATCGACATTGCTGATGATGTGGTTATGGCTATCGTCAGCCACCGTCACGGTGATTGAGGTCGTGCCTGATCCGGTAGCGTCACCAGACAGCGTGATCGTCTGGTTGCCTGTCAGGTAGCCAGCAGAAGCATGGTTGCCCCAGCCGTATGCGGTGTCCCAGTTGCTTTTGCTGTATCCGGTGATCGCAGTAGTGCCGCTGAAAAAGTTGCCAATTTCAGTTTCGGTGTAGTACCGGGTGTCGTGCGTGTGACTGTCGTTTGCAACAGTCACGGCAATCGAAGTTGTGCCTGAACCTGAAGCATCACCAGACAAGGTAATCGTCTGGTTTCCGGTCAGATAACCCTTTCCGGTAATGCGATCTTCAATCGCCGCAGCAGTCATCAGCGCAGTATCTACATCAGCAAATGCTTCTGCGCTTGTTTGTACTGCTGCACCATCCAGATTGCTTACCGCAATCCCCGACAGGGTTGAGCCTGTGTGGCTGTGACTGTCATTCGTAACAGCAATCGAGTTGTAAGTGCCAGAAACATCGCCGCCAAAGGTCGTACTGGTAGTCAGCGCGGTTGCGGCAGCTTGTTTGGCATCCAACGCGGTCTGTAGGCCGTCAACATTTGAGATCACATGGTTATGTGAATCGTCAGCGACAGTTACAGCGATGCTGGTCGTACCTGACCCAGAAACATCCCCGGACAGGGTGATGGTCTGGTTGCCGGTAATGTATCCAGCGCCGTTGGTCAACTGGTTGTTGTTGGTCGGAATATCGTCAAAAAATGCGGCTTTCCCGGCTGGATATGTCGCAAATGCGTTTTTGATTCCAGCAGAAAGATTTACCGCAGATCCAGCATTACTTGACGCGAGGATGGTGTCACGCGACAGGGTTGTTCCTGAAGCCGTGTATGTACCAATGCCTACTTCCCAATCGCCAGTGGCTTGGTCAGTGATGGCATAGTAGGTCGTGTTTCCATCGCCAATCGCAGAGAACGCCTGAAAACCACTAGCAGCACCAGCAAGCGTTAGCGTGCCAGTACCTGTGGTAGTCGTTGTCTCCTTGACGCGATCCTTAATTACTAGCGCCATGATCGGCCCCTCGCGTCAGAGATTAGTTCAGCGTGATGTCGAGATCACCCGCAGGTACACGGAAAACATCACCAGATTCGATGGTCTTGCTGCTAGACAAGGCGGCGTATGCCATCAGGTTGCCAGCAGAAGAAGCATCGTAAATGCCTACATGAGTAACCGTCCCCCAGTTGGAGCCTGCGGTATCAAATTCGACCGCTGCGGTGTTGCTGGTGGTGTCGCCAGAAGTGGTGAATGCTACGCTCTTACGGGTGTAGGCAGTACCAGAAACTTCGGTTACAGAGCCAGTTTCGCCGCTAGAAACTGCGGTGAACAGCGCCAGATACAAAGTACCCGGAGCGGTGTAGGCAGTACCGCCAAATACATGGTCAAGAATCTTTGTTTCAAGATAGTTGGAAAAACTCATCCCAATCCCCTTACTTTGAGTGTTAGGCCGGAGCCAGAGTAACGCGCCTTCTCAGACGCTTCATTTAATCTGGCCACCGCCGCAGAGTACATCTGCG